CATCTGTATATACTAATTCATAAAATATATTTACAACTCTATCGTCACTGCTAAAAAACTGTCCAGCATTTTGCGTAAATTGTCCAGTAGTATCATCTTTTGTACCAGCATAAAAATTAGCATAAAATTTTCCTCTATAATCTGACTCTGTTGGTATTGCAGTAGATGTATAAGAACCGTTATTTAAAGATGTGTTACTATATCCTAATTGATACATTTCTCCATGAGAGTCTTGCCATATCAAAAATATATCTAAATTTGTATTATGCGTAGCTGCTGTTGTACCGTGTACACCTCTTGTTACATTTACAACATCGGCGTCTACACTAGTAATTTTCATTCTTTCTGTTTCTATTTGTATAATATCTCCCGCATTTAATTTTTGCCCATTTCCACTTACGGGAACTGTAAGTTGTGTACTATCCATAGAGCCAGAAGTATTAAATCCAATATCTGCTGAATATGTTGATATACCTAAAGGTTGTTCTCCTCCAATATAAACTTTTACCTTCGTATCAGATGTATCTGCTGGTTTTGCATCTAAGACTACCCATTTAGTAACATCAATACTATGATTATTTTTAGCAGTATTTATATCATTATCACCGCCAGAATAAGTAAAACCCATATGATACGTTTCATTAACATATTCTAGTTTTTTAGGTGTATTAGTGTCTACAAAAGATGTAGGAGTAACTCTAACGACCCCATCAACAGCACTATATACTACAGGACTAAATGTATTGCCATAAGGTACGGTCTTAGTTCCATAAGAATTATTACTTAATTTAAATACTCTTACACCATCAGATGTAACATCAGTATTAATAAACAACATTTCATTGTTAGAAACTGTACCGTCAGTGTTATCTATATCGTAGTCTGCATTAAATTGAAATAATCCATTTCCTAAAGTTACTTCAGAATTTCTGTCGCCAGTTATACTATTAGCATAATCTATTGCTGCTCCCATAACTTTTAATTTACCAGGAGTTTCTATAGACAAACTATCTAAGTCTTGAAATTGATTATCTTCAATATCACGTGAATTAGTTTTGTTATTTAAACCACCGCTATAATTTGATATGTTTAATATGCCTTTTGCCACTTAAATTTATCCTCTTTGTTTTTCTACTACTTAAATTAAATTTTCTTCTAGTAGAGTTTAAGGATACTCCCGTAGCAGGCTTACCTATACTTTTACTTGTTACCATCAATCAGTTCTCCCCAAACAGTAGTTTTACCATCAGTAATTTCAACTACTTCTACTTTAAATTCTCCATTGTCAAACCAATCTACAATAGCAAATGCGTGACCCCAATTATGTAGTCTGCCTTTTAGCCATCTATTGTTTTCATGGTCCATTTTTTTAAGACAACCCATTGACCAAGCACCAATGTTTCCATTTAACTTAGTCAATGTATGTCTTTGTATATCGTGAGTATGTCCATACATTACATTTTCACCATATGTTTCCAGGTGTTTCTTTGCATGATATGTAGTAGCAAAGGCACCATGAAAGAACGCTAACTTGCCTATTTCGATAGGTAGGTTGTGTTCTTTGTATTTGTATCCTCTTTCTTTAATTTTACATTTTTTTTCAAAAGTGTAATCGTTGAGATAAGGATACTTATTAGCAAAATTATCCAGCCAGAGGTCGTGGTTACCTTGGAGTAAATACTTTTCTTTACATCCCACTTCTTCAAGTACTTCATCCCACTCATCTAATCCTTCATTTACTAATCTTATATCTTCTTCTACTATTGGAAGTTGAAACTCTAAAGGTGGTAATTTCTTGTCTTTATATCTCCAAGCAGATACCGACTCCCATTCTCCAACATCCCCAAGGTTTACAAAAACCTTTGGTTTTATTTTAAGTATTGCTTTTTTAACACATTCTACTGCAGCTCTATCTTCTAATGGATAATGCTGGTCAGGTATTACAATACCACGTTTTTTAAGTTTCAATGAAACCTCCTAGTCTAATGCTTTTTTAATTTCTGCAAACAACTTGTCGTCTAATTTATTTGAAGACTTAGCAACTAAGTGTTCTCCTAAATGTAATACGATAGCTTTCAATACTTTTTCAGTACCTAGTTTAGCAAGTAATTTACCTAATATTGGTCCCATTATTTTACCTCGCAATCCTTTTCACAAGCTTCAAGACCTTTCATATATCCCTGATGCTCAATTACCATTTGTTTAACTTCTGCTAATCTTTCGTTAGCACTTTGTATCTCTTGCACAAGAGTGTTATGCTGTTCAACTAAAGTTTCCATTTTAGTCTCAGCTTCTTGTCTTAGGTCTACGTTTTTTTCTTTTGCCATCTTACTGGTCTCCTATTTAGTTAAATAATTATTTTTTCTTTTTGACTATCTTTTTTATTTTACCGTTATGAGTTCTAGCAAACTTATGTGTTTTAGTTTCTCTAATTAAAGTTCCACTATAACGTTTACCTCCCCACATCCAACTTACTTTTTTAGCCATATTACTTCTTCTTTCTTTTTTTTGTTTTTTTCTTAGGTGGTCTTCCTCTTTTGCTTCCGTATGTACCTTTACCTCTTGGCATAACTACCCCCTACCACTTTACTTTATTAGCCCAATATGCTGCTGACATTTTGCCTTTAGCAATATTTTTAGCGTGTCTTGCTTTAAAACTTTTTCTACGTGCTTTTTGTTTAGCTGATTCACCTTTTTTAGGTTTACCAGCAGTTTTTACACCTTGTTGTCCAAAACGTATTGTTTTTACTTTGTCGCCTGACTTTGCTACAACAATATGGGATTTTGTTTTATGACCAGGAGTACGCTTTGGTTTATTGTAACCAGATACACCAGCTCTTTTTAATTTAGAGTCTTTTTTCTTAGCCATTATCCTTGCCCTCTTTTACGTTTTTTATAATACTTTTTACTGGTTTTAGTTCCATATTTAGTATTATTTGACATTCCTTGACGAGTTTTCTTCTTTCCGTTGCTTCTCTTCTGCTGCTTTAGTCCGAATACTTTACGCATGATGTCAAATATAATACCTATTTAACTTCTTTCCTAATACTTTCCATAATAGTATTTTCATCAAACCTCATAGAAATACCAGGCTCAAATCTTTTTACCTCTTTACCGTTTTCTAAAACAATAATAGTAGGTACTATTTTAATGTTCCATTCTTTTGCAATAGTAGCACCAATTACTTTGTCTTCAATATCTATCTCAGCTACATAACACAACTTAGATAGCTTTTCTATCTTAACTCTGTTTTGATGATTCCAACTTGCATTTACTTGTACTACAGAACAATTCTGTACATTAAGCAGCTGCACATCTTGAAAACTATCAAGTCTAACTGACTGAGCCGATAAAGAAGATAAGCAAGCAAATAGCACAAAACCATGCAACAAGCATGACTGTAAAATATCTTTTAGCTTTTTCATCTGTTATTTTCCTTAATTTCATTTGTTGTTCATATCTATAAGTGTTTGAGTAATAGCTTTAGTATCCTGCTTAATGTCGTCTACTTTTTCTTCTAATTTCTCAACCTTATCTTCTGTATTCATAATACTATTACGAATCATTTGGTCTTTTAAATCATACTCTGTTCTAGAAACTGGTGGTTCTGGTAATTGTTTAGCTTCTTCAATATCATCTTGAAGCGTAAACCACATACCAACAATCATACCAATAGATACAACTACGCTAATAGCAGTTTCTATACTTAGACTAAATTTAGTATCTTTACTTACTTCCATTGTTATCCCCTATAATATACCTAATAAAACTGCTGCTAATATGCCAATGCCAGTAATACGTGCAATGTTTTGTTCATTTCTACGTACTCTGCCATTTTGCTCCTTTACTAATTGTTTTATCTCTTTTATATCATGATAAATATCAATTACTTGAGCTTCTATAACAGCAACTCTTTCAGCCATTTGTTCTCTGTATTCACTTACTTTCATTATTGTCCACCACCAAATCCACCACCAGATGTTTCATGATAACCACCAATAGCGTGACTAAAATGATGTGGAGCACTTATTATTGCAGACCTATGCGATGCTGTAACAGTAGTATTTGCTGAACTAGCTAATGGATTATTACTACCACCTATTTTTTCAAAAGCTCCAATAGGTCCACTATTTTGTCCAGCATACGTATGTGTAATACCACCAACAGTAACATCTGATGTTGCCATAGCAGATATACTTATATCAGTAGTTTGCACTACTTTACATTCATCTGCTATTTCAGCTTTCAGTTTTACATTAGTGTTGGGTACTGCCATTACTCAGCGTCTTTAATTGCGTTATATTCTACTAATTCAGCTTCTACATCTACTAACTCAGCTTCTAATCTAGCTTTTGTTGCTTCCGCTGCAGCTATAGCATCATCTATTGATAATTGTTCTTCATAATCCATAACAGTAACATCGTTACCATTTGCATTTTTCATAACTCTAGTATGTTTAATTAAAACCATTTTTGTTTCTGCAGCTGCTTCATTTGCTACTGCACTTATTACTTTAGCCATTTAACTTCTCCTTAAGTTCATTAATTTGTTGTTGTTGTTCTTGTACTGCTTTTATTAATACCGAAGTAAGCTTAGCATAGTCTACAGTTTTGTGAGTGTCTTCACTATTTAATGTATCTACCTCTACTACTACTTCTGGTATAATCTTTTCTATTTCTTGTGCTATAACACCAATATCATGTTGTCCGTTTCTTTTTTCTTTCCAGTCAAATGATACTGGCCTAATATCTAACACATCTTTTAATCCATAATTTAAATCTTTTACATTTTCTTTTAATCTAGCATCTGATGCAATAGTTGTAGAAAATGCTACTACATCACCATCAAACAATCCATTACCATTTTCATCTACTCTCATACAAACATCGGTCATAGGGGCTGTTGCTGAATTATCTATATCCCCAGTAACCAAATTATCTCTACCCCAAAATAAATATTTATCACTATTTATTAACATACCGTGAGTAGTAGTACTATTACCACTTGCTTTTAGATATACATAATCACCCAAATTGCTTGCATAGGCATTATATATAACATCGTGCGTTTGTTGTCCACTGGTCCAAGTACCTACATATCTTCTTAAAGTAGTACCATTACTATTTACTTGATATTCGCTAGTTACCCTGTGTTGTCCACTAGTTAAAGCTCCACTGGCATCTACCCTAAATTCTTCATTATTATTTACAATAACTCTTGTATAACTATCAGTAATATCTATTCTATCAGCACTAGAATCTGTTCTTCTTAAACTTAAATCTTCATCGTACGAAGTAATAATACCGCTATCTACTGTAATTTGTTTATTAAAGTAAAATTTGTTTCTATCGGTATTAATATGCCCCCAACCACTATTAGCTGG